TTTCATGCAATGATTTTAGATGCCGCACAAGGCAATCGACCATTAAGAGAAAGTGCAAGAGAATTTTTAGACAGGATAAACAGAGAGAAGGATTTGCCTCCTTATAAATTTTTAAAATCTGTAATGCCTAATCCAGAATTGAATAGAAACAACTCTAAAGAAAAAGCAAAAGACGCAAAAAGAATATGGGGAAACTGGGTAAAAGCAGTCAAAGACCTCCAGAATTACACTCCTGCAATACCGTTAATCGCAGCTTTAAAAGCTGACCCTTTTTATAAATCTTTAGCGGACGTAAATAAACTTAACCTAATAGAAGAAGTGCAAAAAGATGTTAGAAGTGTTGAAGAAGCTGGACTTCAAACTACTCTTGAAACTCCTTACGTGGGTATTGGACAAAATCCACTTGAGTCAACGCCAATGAGAGAAGGTTTGGGTCAGTCTTATACTAAAAAATCTGTGCGTATGATGTTAAAAGAAGCCATTGAACTTGGTAACCCGAATGTATCTCACATTTTAGTACCAACTAGATATGTAAATGAAAGGTACGGACAAACGAGTGGAGCACATGAAAACTTTGACAGAGCTAGAAATGAACTGCAAAACATAGCAAACCAAAATGGTATAGAACTACGAGTAGTTAATTATGGTGAAGGTGTTCCTAACAATGTAGCTAACCCTACTGAAAATCAAATTAAGTCAGTAGCTGAAAAGTATCGTCGTAGTATAGAAAAAGACTTAATAAGCCGTTTTAAAGAGTCTAACTTAGAATTTAATATAGCAAAAAACAATCTTGAAGGTATAAGAACTGCTTATCTCTTGCCTTTAGAACCATTTAGAGTTAGAGATGACAGCACACCTTCTGGCTTTAGAATGAAAACTGTGTTTAGAGGAATGAAACTTGGTGGTTTCGTAGGTAAAGGTATAGTAGGATTAAGAGATGAAATATACAACTCGCCATTATCAAAATATGTTACGTAAGGTCAATGAATTTGACATAGAAGTCTACTGCATAGAGAACCCGGAAGAAGATATAACAGAAATGCGTAAAGCTAAAAAGAGAGCAATCTTACAATTATCTGCTACAATACAAGCTAAACGAATAATAAATAAACTGGTACAGACATGGCACAAACCGCAGACCAAACAGGCATAGCCTCCTTAGGCATGTTGGACCGAATGATGGGTCCAAGCAAAGCAGAAACAGCTAGAAATGTAATTACAGCTATAGGTGACATGACTCCTATGGCTCCCGAAGTACGTAGAGTGATGGGCAAAGAGCCTATGGACATGGGAGATACTCTCATGGCTGGTGCAGGTTTGATAGTTGGCTTACCTATGAAAGTAGGTGCAGCTCTAGCCAAAGGCACTGATGCTTTAGATGAAGCTTTTGACATACTCAAAAGTTTTAAAAGCACTGAGGATATTGAAGCTACTCTTATGAGTATGTTTAAAGAAGGCATGAAAAAAAGAGCAGCGGGTAGTGCAGATGATGTAATGACCCCAGAATTTATAGAAGGTAGTAATCTAACCAACAACGCTCAAAGACTACTCAAAAAATCACAAGAAGAAGGACTTGTAAACCGTAACTTTAGTTTACAAGCACCTGAAAATCTAAAAGCTGGAGGCTATGTCTACAAAGACTAATGGCTGTCCGCAAAGAGCAGAAGCTCCACATTTCCCGAGCTAAATACAAAAAGACTTCACAGGGCAAACGCAATGTGAAGTTTAGCACCATGAATAAACATAAAAGACGTATGTATTACGGTAGATAATAGATGGGGCAAAGCGAGGGAGAAATTGATTAACAAGCTTTGCCCCTAGGGGAGATGTTATAAATTAACCTTGCAATTCTATAACAAATATTATAGACAATACAACACTTTTCGTAGATAATCTTGCATATGACATTGAGATTAGATGGGTCAGTGTCTAGTTTGGCTGACAGCCCATGCACAGGAGTGTGTTCTTGCACACAATTTGGTGACAAAAGGTGCAAAGGTTGTGGACGCTATGACTTTGAAGCCAACTCTTCCTTTTGGAATGAGTTAGATGACATACA